TTTCAAACGCTGGGTGACATCAGAAGTGCTGCCAGCGATCCGCAAGACTGGTAGCTATGAGATGGACGACTATTCGCCGGAGATGAAAGCAATCCTGATGCATGATAAGAAACTGGTGAAGATTAATAACCGCGTGACAGATCTGGAGAACCATATGACGATCGACTACGGGGAGCAGGTCGTCCTTGGCGATGAGGTCAACAAGGCGGTCCTGGACGCACTGGGCGGCAAGCACAGCAATGCCTACAACGAGATCGGCAAGAAAGTATTCGCGGAGTGCAACCGTGACCTGAAACACTATTTCCACGTCAACGCCCGCAACAACGTGCCGAAGAAACGCTACTATGAAGCCTTGGAATACATCCAGGAATGGAAACCATGCACAAATACACAGATTCAGATCCGCGACTGTAACGCACAGGTGTGTATGCCATGAGCGGGGACGAGGTATTCACAATACAGGCAAGACGCTGCAAACGGTGCGGGAGACTGCTGACAAGTCAAGAGGCGGTAGAAAGAGGCTATGGCTGTCAGTGTGCCATAAAAGCGAAAAGAGAAGAAGAGGCACAGAAACCGATACCGGGACAGCGGACGATATTTGATTATCTGGAGGAGGAAAGCTGATATGTACTATGAATTTGATGATTATTTTGAACCAGGTGAATTTGACGAGAAAATTGAAGAGTTAAAGAACGAGCTTAGGGAATCGGTGAAAAAAGAAATCAACGATGAAATCGAGAAACTGCGTAAGGAAAACAAAGAATTACAGGGGATCAAGAACAATTTTGAGTCTATCAAAAGGGACTTTGAAAGAAAAAAAG